GACCTTGGCGTCGGGGTCCATGTCGCTGGGCATCCGGGCGGCGGACGCCGACGTCCTGCGCTGCTACTGCGAGGCGGTCAGTCGCTACGCCGCGGCGGCCCGCCTCTACGCGCAGACCGGGCCGCTCACGCGGCGCGACGGCAACCTCGTGAAGAACCCGCTCCACCAGGTCGCTCGCGACAACGCGGACGAGGTCCGCCAGTTCGCCCGCGAGCTCGGCCTGTCGCCCTCGGCCAGGGTCGGCCTCCGGATCGAGCCCGAGCGATCGGCGGACTCGCTCACCGCCGACATCGGCCTGCCTCCGCGGCTTCGGGTGGTCGGCGATGTGGGCTAGCGCGTGGTCCCCGATGCCCTGTCAGGCGGTCCCCACTTCGCCGCGTACTGCGAGCGCTACATCCGCCACACCAAGGGCCGCTGGGCTGGGCAGCCGCTCGTCTACGAGCCCTGGCAGCGCGAGTTCTGGTGGGAGGCGCTCGAGTTCGACCCGGCGACCGGCCTTCGGATCTACAACGAGGTCGGCCTCGGCATCCCGCGCAAGAACACGAAGTCAACGATGGCCAGCGCCGCCGGGCTGTACATGCTCGACGCTGACGGCGAGCCCGAGCCCGAGGTCTACGTCGCCGCGGCCGCCCGCAACCAGGCCGGCATCGTCCTGGGGCAGGCCCGGAGCATGGTCAGCCGCAGCCCGCTCCTGCTCGACCGACTCGTGCCCCACCGGTACACGATCGAGTGCCCGCGCAACGGCGGGATCATGCGCTCCCTGTCGTCCGACGCCGCCCTGCAGCACGGGCTCAACCCCTCGGCCAACATCGTCGACGAGCTCCACGCCCACAAGAGCCCCGAGCTGTACACGGCGCTCACGACCGGCACCGGCGCCCGCGAGCAGCCGTTCACGCTCTGGATCACGACCGCCGGCGTGGCCGGCGAGGGCATCCTGGCCGAGCTGTTCGAGTCGATGTTCACAGGCTCCGGTGAGCTCGAGGACCGGGGCTCGCTGCTCATCTACCGCGACCGCACGAACGGCACCCTCATCTACTGGTACGGCGCGCCGCGTGACGCCGACATCGAGGACCCCGCGGTCTGGTATGCCGCGAACCCGGTCAGCTGGCTCCACGACGGCAAGTACCTGGGCGCCCAGTTCGCGCGGCTTCGGGCCCGCGGCGCGCTCCTCGAGTGGCGCCGCTACCACCTCAACCAGTTCGTCGGGTTCGAGGACGCTTGGCTGCGCGACGGGGCGTGGCGCGAGACGACCGGCGACCTGCCCCTCAACGCCGCCCTCCCGATCGGGGTGGGGGTCGACCGCAGTCCTGGCGGCGAGCAGGGCGCGATCGCCGTGGCGCAGCGCCAGGGGGACCGGGTCGTCGTGAGGGCGCAGGTGTTCGCAGCCGAGTCGGCGACCGGCGTCGCGTCGAGCGAGGCGATGCGCGTCCGGTTGCGCGAGCTGGGCGCCAGCTACCCCGCGCCCCAGGCGCGCGACGAGCGGACGAAGCGGGCGCTGGCAGGACCCGCCGTCGCCTACGACCGCCAGGCGTTCGGCGAGTCGGCCGAGATGCTCCGCCACGACGGGCTGAACATGGTCGAGGTCCCGATGACGGCGGCGGTCATGGGCCCGCCGTCCACGCTTGCGTACGAGCTGATCACCACCGGGCGGCTCGTCCACGAGGCCGACCCGGTCCTCGCCGAGCACGTCGCCAACACCACCGCGGTCCTCACCGACCGGGGCATGAAGGTCACTCGGTCCAAGCACGGCTCGACGCGGCCCAATGTCGCCGCGGTCGCGATGGTCCGGGCGATCGCGATGGCCATGCTCGAGCCGCCGCCCGTCCCGAAGCCTCGCGTCATCGGGAGCTTCCGCTGATGCCCCTCCCGCTCGTCGGCGCCCCCGAGTGGTGGCTCGATCGGCTCGGCCGACGCCTGACCGAGCGCGCCGGCCGGGCGACGTACACGCGGGTCGGACGCGATGACGTCGGCACCGAGCGACGCCTCGTCGACGCGACCGGCATGGCCCTCTACCAGGCGTACTACGAGGGCCGCCACCGCGAGACGTACAAGATCCGCCGGGTGATCGAGGCGTTCGGCCTGCGGATGCCGATCTACGTCAACTACGCGGGCGTCGTGGTCGACTCGATTAGCGAGCGCCTGGGCGTCGACGGCTTCACGTTCGGTGGCGACGACCGGGCATCCGAGGCCGCCTGGGCGATCTGGCAGGACAACAACCTCGACGCGGGCTTCAAGCGGGGCATGCGATCGGGGCTCATCAAGGGTGAGTTCAGTCTCGTCCTGTGGCCCGACGAGGACTGGAGCCCGCGGATCTGGGTCGAGGACGGGGCCGAGGTCATCACGAGTGTCCACCCTGAGACCGGGGTGCGCCGGGCAGCCCTCAAGCGCTGGGCCGACGAGGACGAGCCGGGCGCCCTGTTCGCCACGCTGTTCCTGCCTGACGCCGTCTACAAGTACCGGACGCCGACCGCGACCAACGTCTCCGGCGCCGAGCTCGCGACCGTCGGCGGCACCGCCTGGGAGCGGCGGATCGTCGCGGGCGAGCCATGGCCGCTGCCCAACCCGCTCGGCGTGGTGCCGGTCATCCCGTTCCCCAACAAGCCCGACCTGCACCTCGCGGGCGAGTCCGAGCTCGGCAAAGTGGTGCCGATCCAGGACGCGATCAACGCCAACATCGCGAACGTCATGCTGGCGGGCCTGTACGGGGCCTTCCGCCAGAAGGTCATGCTCAACTTCGCGCTCGAGGTCGACCCGGCCACAGGCGCCCCGGTCCAGCCGTTCGACGTCGCGCTCGATTCGCTCATCACCGTCCCGCCGAACCAGCCGGGCGAGCCCGAGCCGCGCCTCGCGGAGTTCACCCAGACCGATCTCGCGGGCTACATCGCCGTCCACGAGACGCTCGTCCAAGCGATCGCGACCGCCAGCCGCTTCCCGCCCCACTACCTCCTCGGCACCCAGGGCACGTTCCCGTCCGGCGAGTCGCTGACCGCCGTCGAACGCGGCATCAGCGCCGTCGCCGGCGAGCGGGGCGACGACTGGAAGGACCCGCTCGAAGACGCGATGCGTCTGGCGTTCGCGATCAAGGCGCGGGCGCCCGGCGCATCGGCAGCGGCGGCCGCGCGGTTCGAGAAGTGGGCGGCGATGACCGGCGCGGAGGCCGCCTTCCGCAACCCCGAGACGAAGTCCGAGAGCCAGCACGTGGACGCCGTCACCAAGAAGAAGGACCTCGACGTCCCCCGCCGCCAGCTGTGGTCCGAGCTCGGGTACAGCCAGCAGCAGGTCCTCGACTGGGAGGCCGAGCTCGCGGCGGCCCCGCCCGAGCCAGCACCGGTGGTCATCCCCATCCCGGGGCCGATTGACAGCGTAGGAGGCACGCAGCCACCCTCATGACCGAACCGACGAACCCACGGCGGGCGCAACGCCCGCCGTGGGAGGCGCAACGCCTCCCCAGACGCCGGCGACGCCGGACCTGACCCCGCAGCCTGTGCCTGCGCCGACCTCACCCGAGGATCCGTCCACGCCCGACACCACGGGGCTCGGCGACGCTGGCAAGCGAGCCCTCGACGCGATGAAGGCAGAGCGCAACGCCGCCGTCGCCGCAGCGAAGGCCGCCGAGCGAGAGCTCGAGGACCTCAGGACCGCCTCCCTGTCCGAGACCGAGAAGGCGATCGCTGCCGCGCGCAAGGCCGGCGCCGACGAAGTGACCGAACGGCTGGCGGCCCGTGTCCGTCGCGCCGAGACGAAGCTCGCCTTGGCTCGGGCGGGGGCGATGCCCTCGCTCATCGAGGACCTCGCCGGTGCGGCCGAGTTCGCCGGCCTGGTCGTCGACCACGCCGACCAGGTCGCAGGGCTCGACGACGCGATCAAGGCCCACAAGGCGCGGGTGCCTGACGCCTACCGGGCGCCGACCGCTCCGGGTCCGGGTTCCGTGGATGGCGGACCACGGGCACCCGGAGCGCCGCGGGCGACCGACCTCGCGACCGCGGTTGCGGCCCGCCTGGGATCACGAACCGGCTGAACACCGCCCGCCCGAAGGGACGGGCCTTTGAGAGGAGAACATCACGATGCCCGTCACCCTCGCCGAGGCGGCACTCAACACCCAGGACGACGTCGACCGCCTCGTGATCGACGAGTTCCGCAAGCAGTCGGCGCTGCTCGACACGCTGTTGTTCCACGACACCGTCAACCCGATGGGCGGCGGCTCGACCCTCACTTACGGTACCACCGCGTGATCACCGAGCGGGCCGCCGCCTTCCGGGCGATCAACGCCGAGTACACCCCGGCCGAGGCCGCCAAGGACCGCTTCACGGTCGACCTGCGCCCGTTGGGCGGCGCGTTCCAGATCGACCGCGTCCTGTCCGACATCGCCCGCGGCGCGGAGACCGCCTTCCAGCTCGAGCAGCTGGCCAAGGCGACGCGGACCAAATTCGGCGACGAGCTCATCAACGGCGATACCGCGGTCACCCCCGACGGCTTCGACGGCCTCGATGCCGCGCTCACCGGGACCTCGACCGAGATCGCCGCGTCCGGGCTGCCGGGCGGCGGCGACTGGACCGACTTCGACGTCGCGGCGACGAGCTACATGAAGGCCCTCGACGCGATCGACCAGTGGCTCGCCGTCCTCGACGGGCCACCCACGGTCATCGTCGGCAACGGCCTCGCGATCGCCAAGTTCCGGGCGGTCGCGCGGCGGGCCAACCAGTACGTCGAGCGTCCGGTCGAGGGCCTCGCCGGCGGGGCCGGCGCGCCGATCCGACGCGAGTTCTATGGCAACACCCTGCTCGTCGACGCCGGCGCCAAGGCGGGCTCCAACACGCCGATCATCGCGGTCGCCGCCGGCCTGACCGACCTGTACGCCTACCGGGTCGGCCTCGATGGCTTCCATGGCGTGACGGTGTCCGGCCAGCCGCTCGTGCGGACCTGGCTGCCCGACTTCAGCGAGGCAGGGGCGGTCAAGAAGGGCGAGGTCGAGATGGGCCCGCTCGCGGTCGCGCTCAAGGCGACCAAGGCCGCCTCCGTCCTGCGCGGCGTGCAGGTGTCGTGATGGCCACCCGCACGATCAGCACCCCGGATCCTGGTTTCAGCGGCACCCGGGCGGGTGTCGTGTTCCGCGATGGGCAGGGTGAGGTCGACGCCTCGGACGCCCCGGCCCTCGCCTACTTCGCCCGTCACGGCTACCCCGTCGACACGCCCTCGCCTGCGCGGCGGGGGCGTGCCAAGGCGCGGGCCGCCGAGACCGCAGCCGAGGAACCCGTCTCGGACGAGGCGGACGAGGCGGGCTGACCCACCATGAGCTTGCTCGACCCCGACCACGTCGTGGCGCTGATGTCGCCTGGCATCGACCCATCGGATCTCGTGCTCGTGATCGAGCGCGAGGAGGACTGGCTCGCCAACGACCCGGTCGACGGGATCGGCCAGCTGATGGGCGAGCGGACCGACCTCGTCTGGGTCGCGCCAGGCGACGATCGCCCGCTGCTTCTGGTCCGGCCGACTACGGCGGTCGAGGTCGTCGACGGCGGCGTGCCGGTCCCGCCTGACGACGTCCGCCTCCTCGGCGGGATCCGGGTCGAGCGGGACGGCACATGGCGCGGCCCCTCGGTCGCCATCACCTCGACGCCGTCGGACGAGGCGGCGGTCGAGCGCGTCCTGCTCGAGCTCGTCCGCCTGACGCTCTCCTCGAGCCCATACGCCCAGGAGTCCTCGGATGGCCACAGCTACACGCGGCCGGCCGACCTCGGTGTGACCCGGATCCGTCTCGCCCGGTCGCTGCACCCGCACCGCGGCCCGCGCAGCACCCGCCTCCGGACCGGGCTCGCGAGCGCCCGGGTGACCGCGTGAGCGGCGTGTTCGTCCCGGTCGTCGACGCGGTGCGGGCGACCCTGCCGCTGCCGGCCGGCTTCACCGCCGACGAGGGCGCGACCGAGCCGACCCTGCCGAAGCCGCGCCGGCTGTACGTGTGGCCGCGCCGCCTCGCGCCTCAGCGGGTCGAGGAGGCCGACGGCCGCTTCGACGAGGCCGGCATCCGCCTCCGCGTCCTGTACACCGTCGGCGCGAAGGGCGAGCCGCGGGTCCAGCGCAACGACCGCGCCGTGACCGAGGCGCTCGACGCGATCGTGCCAGGCGTCGTCGCCGCGGTCGACGCCAACCGGCGCTCGGTGCTGTGGTGGGACCTGTACATCGAGAGCGTCGTGCCCGATGCCGTCCGGACCGCCGAGGTGCGGGGTCTCGGGTTCGATCTCGTCGTCCGGGTCGATGCGCCGTGAGCGGGCTCGACATCACCCGCGTCGACTGGGATGCGGCGCCGGCGATCGATACCGCCGAGCGGCTCTCGCAGGAAGCCCTCGAGCGCGCCGGTGAGCGGCTCCTTGAGGCGGCGGGCCAGCGCGTCCCGGTCCGCACCGGCGCCCTGGCCGCGAGCGCGTCGATCGCCGCCGACGACGAGGGCGTCTCGATCGGCTACACGGCCGCACATGCCCGCTACGTGCACGCCCACCCCGAGTGGCAGTTCGCCGGTGGCCGCTCGGGCCGCTGGCTGGAGGAGGCGCTCGACGCCGAGGCCGACGCGGCGGGCGCGGTGATCGCCGACACGTTCCGGTCGGGCTGGCCCGGCTGAACCCAGTAAGGAGACATCGATGGCCATCACCAAGATCCCGGCCCGCGACTTCACGATCGAGATCGACACCGGCGATCGGGGCACGCCCGACTGGACGCCGATCGGCGGCCTCAACTCGCTCACCCCCTCGCCCTCGACGAACCGGGCCGACACGACCGACTTCGACTCGAACGGCGTCGCCGAGCACCTGGTCATGGAGCGCGGCCTCGAGTTCACGATCTCAGGGCACCACCTCGAAGACGCCCTCACCGGCGACCGCAACCCGGGCCAGGCCGCGGTCGAGACGCTCGCCCACGCGGTCGGGCGCGCCGCGCTCGGCTCCTTCCGGGTCACGAGTCCCGGCGGCAACCTCGACAGCTTCCTCGCGTCGGCCGAGGTGACGACCGCGGGCGGCGGGCACAACGACCCCGCCGCCTGGTCGGCCAAGCTCACGATCTCGGGCCCGGTCACCCACGGCGGGTGACGGCGATGCCCGCCACGGACCCCCTCCTCATCGACTTCGACGCCTTCCGAGCCGAGCAGCAGAGCCGACCGCTGCTGATCCGGGTCGGCGGCACCGAGTACGCGCTGCCGTCGTCGCCACCGGCCGTCGTCGCGCTCGA